CAAGTCTGGGTCAAGATGTGGACACACAGATTACAACAATCATAGAAGGTCAATCGTTAAGCTTTAGAAGGGTTGTTAGCGATTCGGCTCGTATTGATATAGACGGCAGTGGATCTTATACTGTTATTTTTATACAAGATGGGAAATCAAATGTAGTGACAGTAAACGGTGGTTCTGATTCCACCATTAAAATCACACAAAGCAATTAATGAAAAAATTAATAATACCAATACTCGTATTACTATCATTGCCGTTAGTATTTAAATCAACACCAACAGAAATAATAAAGCTGCGAACCTTTGACGCTTTAATAAAACAACAAGAGCCTTCTGGTAATTTTGTAATTCTTAACATTACCGAAGATGACATAGAGAATGAAGGCGGCTGGCCTTTGCCTAGAAAAAGACTTGCAGATATACAGCTAGAGATTTTAGGTAAGGGCGCTTTAGGCACAGGATGGGCTGTCAGCTTCCCGCAACCAGACAGACTTATGGGTGATGAAGACTTTGCAAGATCTCTAGGCTACTGTCCTTCTGTCATAGCAATGTTTGAGGATGGCAAAGGTAATTACCCAGAATTTAAAGGCACGGTTGTTAAAGGTGAGGATCTAGGTGGTATTATTAGTCCGGGAGTTAAGCAAAACTTTTACAAACTAAGAGAAAATACATTAGAAGGTCTGGCCGTTGCTCCCACCGAAGTTGACCAGCTTGTAAGAAGAATACCTTTACTGGTTAGAACACCAGACAATTCTTGGATCCCTAGTTTTGCCATCCAAATATACAAAGCTTTATTTAATGTAAAGACATATATTATCACTACAAATGATAATGGTATTCAAGAGATATCAATCCGAGGAATACCCCCGGTCAAGACTGACAGCATGGGTAGAAAATATATATCCTGGGTGAAGACACCAGAAACCACATTACAAGAAATGGATGTAAACGGCAGGTTCGTTATTATTGGTGTTACTGCAAACGGAGTTATGCCTCAACTTGCAACACCTGTTGGACTGTTAGAACCTCATAAGATACAAGCGGCCCTAGCTGAATCAATATTAATCCAGGACTCGCCAACAGTGCCAGACTGGAGTTTAGCCGCTGAAATAACCATTTTATTGATTTCTGTGGCTCTCACATGGCTTGTATTGCATTGGTTTGGTATAAGCCTAGGCATAGGTATGGCTGTTTTTATCATGCTTGTTACAGGTTTTGGTGGATATTACATGATCCAAACAGGTCTATTAGTAGATGTAACCTGGACATTAATATCACAATTTATTACAGGATCAACAGCTTTCTATTTAAGGTTCAGAGAGCAGTACAAACTTAGGCAGCTTATAAAACAACAATTTGGTAAATACCTTGATCCCCGGATGGTAAAAAAACTACAAAACAATCCAGAGCTATGTCAGATAAATGGAGCAAGAGTAAACTGCTCAATAATTTTTACCGATCTAAGAGGTTTTACAAGCCTTTCCGAATCTGTAGAGCCAGAAATGGTTACTTATATAATGAACAACGTATTAGATGTCCAGGTAAAAGCTGTGAATAAGTTTTATGGTTGCACGGATAAATTTATTGGTGATGCAGGCATGTTCCATTTCAACACTATTATTCCGCAAGAAAACCATCACGATTTAGCTCTAGCAGCTGCATTAGAAATAGAAAAAAATATAGCTGAGTTAAACCAGCGTTTTAAAGAAGAAGGCATACCAGAAATAGCAATTGGTATTGGGGTGAACAGCGGCGTTTGCATAGCTGGAAATTTTGGAGCTAAAGACCGATTTGCTTTTAGTTTAATCGGAGATCCGTGCAATGTAGCAGCTCGTTTAGAGAGCGGAACTAAGGAGGCTGGTGTCAATACTTTAATAGGGCATGAAACTGCACAAAATTGTAAATATGTGTTAAAGTCTCTAGCACCACTAAAAGTTAAAGGTAAAGCAGAGGCGTTAAAAATATACACATGGGATTCAAATTAAGCATTATTTTAGGCGGTTTATTAGTTACATCTGTAACAGGAAGTCTTTGGTATATAGATAGATTACAAGACGAAGTATCAACGCTCAAAGGCAATCAACTAATGTTAGAAAGTGAGATCCAAAAACAAAACGATTCAATAAAAAGTTTTTTAGAGCAACAAAAGAAAAACGCAGAACAATTACAATCAATGACAGCATCCAATCAAGAGGCCCAGAGAGAAGTATCTAAACTAAGAAATACTTTTGCCAAACATGACATGGGAGATTTAGCTTTAAACAAACCTGGCTTAATAGAAAAGCTAGTAAATAAGGGCACAAAGAAAGTTAAAAACGAGCTTATAGCCATAACAGATCCAAATCAATTTAGTAAAAATGAAACAAATACTACTGATTAGTTTACTTCTTACAACTGGTGGATGCTCCCTAATTCCATCACAAACTAAGCCGGTCGAAGTTGTCAGCATAGCTGCAATGCCCAATATATATCACCCCCCTTTACCATTGGAGTTGCAGCTTGTTGACATAGATTGGACTATTTTTACACCAGAACTTATGCAAAATTATTTAGATGATGTTGAAAAAGGCGATGCACCTGCTATGGCTTTTTACACCCTAACTAATAAAGATTATGAAAACTTGAGCATGAACACCGCAGATCAAAAACGATATTTAAAAGAAATTTTGTCTATAGTAGAATATTATAGATCTTTAAATAAAAAAGGAGATAAAAATGAGTAAAGCACCAGACGCTTTTGTATATAATTGTGAACTCGACCGGGTTATAGATGGTGATACTTTTGATTGCATTATCGATCTTGGCTTTGATGTCAAATTACACAAACAAAGAGTTCGTTTGTCGGGGATTGATACCGCAGAATCTAGGACACGTGACTTAGCTGAGAAAAAGCTAGGTTTAGCTGCAAAAGAACGATTAAAAGAGCTTTGTATAGGTAAATTTAAAGTAAAATCACTTGGGAAGGGCAAATATGGAAGAATCTTGGGCATACCGTATACAGAAACTGGCGAAGATATTTGCCAAATGCTTATTGATGAAGGGCACGCAGTCGAATACCACGGTGGAAAAAAAACAAAAGTATGGGGAGCTTATTAACATGAAAATATCACAAGAAGGCTTATCGCTTATTAAAAAATTTGAAGGTTGTGAACTAGAAGCGTATAAATGCGCAGCTGGAGTTTGGACAATCGGTTATGGATCTACACACGGAATAAAGGAAGATATGTCTATATCTAAAGAAAGAGCAGAAGAATTGCTTTTAGAGGATGTGGAAAAATTTGAAACATTTGTTTTAGATGCTGTAGAAATGCCAATGAGCCAACATCAATTTGATGCAATGGTTTCATGGACGTTTAACTTAGGGCCATCTAATCTTAACGCATCAACAATGCTTAAAGTTTTAAACAAAGGTGATTACGAAGATGTGCCTGCACAAATCAAAAGATGGAATAAAGCTTCTGGTCAAGTTCTTGAAGGATTAACAAGAAGGAGAGAAGCAGAAGCCTTGTTGTTTGAAGGCAAAGAATGGCATGAAGTATAGGTATTCATGTTTTTTAAATATATAATTAATCTAGGCGTTTACGCTTAGGGTAAATTAGTTACTATGTCACTACCTAGCTTTTTTACCCGTCTTTACTAGGAAAATATGAGTAAAGTATCAATAAAAGATTTTAGTATTCTTTCAGAGCAAGATAAACAAGAGGCTGTGGCTCTTCTGCATAGATACGATCAAATAGATAAACAAGACGTTTGCCAAAATGATTTTATAAATTTTGTTAAACATTTATGGCCAGAGTTTATAGAAGGAAGGCATCATAAGATCATAGGTGAGAAGTTTAATAGAATTGCCGAGGGCAAATTAAAACGTCTTATTGTATGTTTGCCACCAAGACATTCAAAATCTGAATTTGCATCTACATACTTTCCTGCCTGGATGATGGGTAGAAAAGGAGATCTAAAGATAATTCAAACAACCCATACGGCTGAACTTGCCGTTAGATTCGGTAGAAAGGTTAGAAACATTATTGACAGCGAAGAGTATTCACATATATTTCCGGATCTAAAGCTACAAGCAGATAACAAATCAGCTGGTAGGTGGACTACAAACCAGGAAGGTGAAAGTTTCTATGCTGGTGTCGGTGGTGCTATTACAGGTCGTGGTGCAGATCTACTTATTATTGATGATCCACACTCAGAGCAAGATGCACTGTCTCCAAAATCTTTGGAATCGGCTTATGAATGGTATACATCCGGACCTAGGCAGCGTTTACAGCCTGGCGGAATTATAGTGATAGTAATGACACGTTGGAGCGTTAAAGATCTAGTAGGTAAAGTTCTTAAAAAACAAGGAGATGAAAACGCTGACCAATGGGAAGTTGTAGAGTTTCCTGCAATCATGCCAGAAACAGATACACCATTATGGCCAGAGTTTTGGAAAAAAGAAGAGCTGTTATCAGTTAAGGCTTCTTTACCGGTTGCTAAATGGAACAGCCAGTGGATGCAGAATCCTACAGCTGAGGCTGGTTCTATTGTAAAAAGAGAATGGTGGAGACGTTGGGAACATGAAGATATACCAGATTACAGTTACATAATACAAAGTTACGATACAGCTTTTTCTAAAAAAGATACAGCTGACTACTCTGCTATAACCACCTGGGCAATTTTTGAAACATCCGATGAGAACACAAGCGCTATAATTTTATTAGATGCAAAACGGTTTAGGGTTGACTTTCCGGAGCTTAAAAAGATAGCATTTGATGAGTATAAATACTGGGATCCGGATTGTGTTTTGATAGAAGCAAAGGCATCTGGAACACCTTTAACACAAGAGTTGCGAAGAATGGGCATACCAGTTACATCTTATTCTCCAAGTAGAGGACAAGATAAGGTTGCTAGAATGAATAGTGTTGCACCTATATTTGAGTCTGGAATGGTGTGGGCACCAGAAGATGATTTTGCAGATCATGTAATCGAAGAGATGGCCTCATTCCCTTATGGCGACTATGACGACTTTTGTGATAGTGCTACAATGGCTTTGATGCGATTTAGACAAGGCGGTTTTGTATCTTTAAAAGAAGACTACCAAGAAGAAGTTAGTTTGATGAAAAAAGATAGGGTGGTATATTATTAATGAGCGTGAAAAAGATATTTTTTACAAGATTTGTTTGGGATCAAGAAGAATTCGAAGGTCCAGACATACATGCTGACAATTGGGAGCAAGCCCAATTTATAGCAGAGAACCAAGGACTGACTCTTAATGGAGAGCTAGTTGACTTAATTTTAACAGGTGACGAAGAAAGACCAAGGGTGATACACTAAACGATTATGGCAATAGAAAGAAGATTAGGAACTGAAGAAAACCCAGATATCATGGATAACAGCTCTGCTGTTGAAATAATGCCAGAACCATCAAGAAATGATGAGATTCAAAATGCTGCACAGGTTCTCGTCAACGAAGAAGAAATACTTATTGATGATGAGATTGATGCACCGAGTCCAATGCCAGAAATGGACTTTAGCTCTAATCTTGTTGATTTTGTAAATGAAGACACACTAGAGCAACTTGCATCTGATCTCGTTAGCTCGGTAGAAAGCGATAAACAATCAAGAAGTGAGTGGGAAAAAACATACACAGATGGCCTTAAATATTTAGGCATGAAGTTTGACGAAGCAAGATCACAACCGTTTGAAGGATCCTCTGGAGTTATTCACCCAATCCTAGCAGAAGCAGTTACCCAATTCCAAGCACAAGCTTATAAAGAAATGTTGCCAGCAAAGGGACCTGTAAAAACACAAGTTATTGGCGCTAGAACTGTTGAAACTGAAAGCCAGGCTGACAGAATTCAAGAATTTATGAACTATTACATAATGAATGTAATGGAAGAGTATGACCCAGAGCTTGATATGTTACTGTTTTATTTACCTCTAGCCGGTTCAGCATTTAAAAAAGTTTACTTTGATTTTGTAACTAATAAGGCTGTGTCTAAGTTTATTACACCAGAAGACCTTATTGTCCCTTACGAAGCCTCTGATTTATCCTCGGCTGAAAGAGTTACACATGCTATTAGCATGTCTTATAACGAAATTAAAAAACAACAAGTTACTGGTTTTTATGCAAACGTAGATATTCCAGAAAATACTTATGGTGAAGACGAGTCTGAAGTTTCTAAGCAAATAAATGAAATACAAGGTATTGAGCCTAGTTATAAAGAAGACAGAAATAGAACAATTTACGAAGTTCATACCGTTTTAGATATAGAAGGCTTTGAAGACTTAGATGCAGAAGGCATGCCAACAGGACTAAAACTACCTTATATTGTTACTATTGACGAAGAATCAGAAACTATATTATCTATTAGAAGAAATTATAAAGAAGAGGATCCTCTTAAGAATAAAATTAATTACTTCATACAGTACAAGTTTTTACCAGGTCTAGGCTTTTACGGCCTTGGCTTATCACACATGATCGGCGGGCTATCTAAAGCATCTACATCTATATTAAGACAACTTATAGATGCTGGTACTTTAGCTAATCTCCCAGCTGGGTTTAAAGCTAGAGGTATGAGAATACGTAATGAAGATGAGCCGCTGCAGCCTGGTGAATTCAGAGATATTGATACAACCGGGGGTTCTCTACGTGAAAATCTTATACCTCTTCCAATAAAAGAACCTAGTAATGTATTAATGCAGTTACTTGGTTTATTAGTAGATTCTGGTAAGAGATTTGCTGCGATTGCCGATATGAATGTCGGTGATAGTAATGCAGCTATGCCAGTGGGCACAACAGTAGCTTTATTAGAGCGTGGCACAAAGGTAATGAGTGCTATCCATAAAAGACTACACTATGCACAAAAATTAGAGTTTAAATTATTAGCAAAAGTATTCGGAGAGTATTTACCTCCAGCTTATGAATTTGCTACTGGTTCCGGGCCTAACGAAATTAAACAATCTGATTTTGATGGCCGCATAGACGTAGTACCTGTTTCAGATCCTAATATATTCTCACAAAGTCAAAGAATTACTTTAGCTCAAGAACTTTTACAAATGGTTCAATCTAACCCGGAGATACATGGCCCTACAGGCATATATGAAGCATATAAACGCATGTACGCTGCTTTAGGTGTAGATAATATAGAAGCATTAATTCAGCCACCAGGGGACAATACACCTCAGCCAATAGACGCAGGTACAGAAAATTCTAGTTTATTAATGGGACAACCAGCACAGGCTTTCGATGGTCAAAATCATCAAGCTCATTTAGATACTCATAAGAGTCTATTCTTAACCAAAGTTGTCCAGGACAACCCGGCAATACAGTCTGTTATTATTAGCCATTGTATGCAACATCTACAATTCTTATCTAAAGAAATATCAGCTGAACAGATACCAGAAGAAGTACAAATGCAAATACAACAAGCACAAGAGCAAATGGCTCAAATGTCACCTCAAGAGGGACAACAAGTACAGATGCAGATACAGATGATGCTTGACCAGTTTAGCTCACCAATTATGGCTCAACTTACTAATGAATTCTTACAATCTATAGGACAAGGTGACGGCGGAGATCCTTTAGTTGAAATAAGAAAAGCAGAATTAGATCTTAAAGATAAAGAGCTAGATATTGATACACAGCAGTTTATGCAAAAGCAAAACCAAAGAGATCAAGAAAAAATGCTCGAAGCACAATTACAAGAACAACGCATAAATGTGCAAAAAGAGATAGCAGGTGATAAGCTTAATGTAGCAATAGATAGATTAAAGCAAAATGCTGATCTAAAAATATTGGAATTAGAAACAAAAATGAGGAACTAACCATGAATTCTAGAGAAAAATTTTTAAAAAATCTTAAAGAAAAAAAGCATGCAGAAGAATCTGCAAAACAAAATACTATGGCAGAAAACGCAGCTGCTAAGGCTGCAAAAAGTGCAGCAAATAAAAAACGTACTTTAGATAAACTCGCTTCTCTAACCAGCACTCCTGCAAAAGTTAAAAAAACTGTAGAAGTAAAAATGGTTGATGAAGTGGTAACAGAAAAAAAACCTGTAACAGAATTAAAAAATGTTACACAAATTAAAAAGACTACAAAAGCTAAGGCACCTGCAAAAAAAAGAGGCAGACCAGCTAAAAAATAATGGATGATATTAGCTTACTAGATTTTGTTAAACGCAAAGCCGCAGAGAGAGAAGAACAAATATCAGAGACTTTAATGTCTGGTTCGCTAAAAGATATAGAACATTATAAATATTTGCAAGGCGAGCTTTCTGCTTTATACTATATAACTAACGAACTAAAAGACTTTTACAAGGAAAAATAAATGGCAGAACTCAGATCTACAAATGACATAGTTGCAGATGCTTACATAAAAGAAGAAGCTAGGGTACTAGATCCTACTTTATTGGATAAATCTTTAATAGACCGTATGCCACAACCAACAGGTTGGCGTATGTTAGTTTTACCTTACGCGGGTAAAGCGCAAACAGAAGGAGGAATCCTTCTAACTAAAAAAACAGTTGACCGTGAGGCTTTGGCTACAGTTGTTGCTTACGTGGTAAAAAAAGGACCACAATGCTACAACGATAAGGCAAGGTATGGAGGAACACATTGGTGTGAAGAAAAGCAATGGGTTTTAATAGGGCGCTACTCTGGCTCTAGGTTTAAATTGGAGGACGGTGCAGAGGTACGAATCATCAATGATGACGAAGTAATAGCTACCATACTCGATCCAGATGACATAGCGAGTTTATAATATGAATGAACAAGAAAATACAGCAGCAATTCAACCAGAGGTTGATGACGTTGAAGTAGAGGTACTAGAACAAGATGTAGTAGAAGCGTCTCCAGAAGATGAATTGGACACTTATACTAAGTCGGTTTCAAAAAGAATTAATAAATTAAATGAGAAACATAGAGCAGCTGAAGAAAGATCTGCTAGATTAGAACAAATGTTAGCTCAAAAAGAAGCTGAATCAGCTGCTTATGGCCAAGAAAGGATGCAAACAAGGCATCACATAATTCAAAAAGAAGAAGAGGCAATACAAGCAAAAGAAATGCAAGCAGATGAATTGTACAAGAAAGCCGTACAATCCAATGATGCTGATTTGATGTCAAAAGCTGATACATTAAAAAGTGATCTTAGTATTCAAAAGGAAAAGGTTAGAATGGCAAAGGCGCAAAGCGAAGCTGCTTTTAGTAATCCTCAGCCTATACAACCTCAACAATACTATCAAGAACCACAACAACAACAAGAAGTAAAGCCAACAAAAGAAGCTGAATCTTGGCATGAACAAAATCAATGGTATGGAGATACTAGCGATGAAAATAATAGCCAGGCTACACAGTTTGCATACTTTACTCATTACAATTTAGTAAACGAAGGATATGAACCAGATTCAGATGAATATTACGATCAGTTGAATTCTAGAGTTTACAAAGTTTATCCAGACTTAAATTCTGGTAAAAATGTCGCAAGAGAAGGAGCTAAACCCGCTGTGCAAAGAGTTGCTCCTGCTTCCGTTGGAAGTCGACAAAAAACACAAGGCAAAAAGAACGGAGTGACTTTCTCTAAATCAGAAGTTGAACGTCTCAGAGGTTTGAAGCCACACAATATGTCGGAAGACATGTGGTTAAAATCTGTTGCTAAAGAAAAACAAAAAATTTCCGCAAGGGAGGCAAAATAATGACTAATGAAATAGAACAAGCACCAAACAGAAAATCCCGTGAATCCGAGAGCCACGCTAAAGAAACTCGCAGACAACCATGGAGGCCAGTTAGAAAACTAGAAACACCGCCTGCACCAGAAGGATACGAATATCGATGGATAAGAGAATCTATGTTGGGTGTAGAGGACAGAGGTAATGTAAGCAGAAGACTTAGAGAAGGTTGGGAACTCGTAAGAGGGACTGATTTACCGCAAGAATATGCTTTACCTACAATGGATTCTGGAAAACATACTGGCATCGTATATAACGAAGGTTTACTATTAGCAAAGATGCCACTTGAAACAATCGCAGAGCGTAATGCTTATTACGCAGGAAAAAACCAACAAGCCAAAGATGCTTTAGACAATAATATGTTTAATGACTCTAGGAAAGATGGTAGATATGTCAAGTACGATGCTGATAGAAAATCTAATGTTACTTTTGGGAAAAAGTAACAATCATAAAAAGGAGAAACTAAATGGCTAACAAAGACAGCGCATTTGGATGTAAACCTGTACGTATGATGGGTGGAGCTCCCTATTCTGGCGGCCAAAGTCGTTACAGAGTGGCGAGTGGAGTCACAACACCACTGTTTCAAGGTGATCTTGTTACTCAGCTTACAGCTGGGGTATTAGGAAGACATGTTGCAACTGGAACCGTTCCGATTGTCGGAGTGTTCAACGGGTGTTCTTACACAGATCCAACCACAGGCGAACAGGTATTTAAGAACTATTATCCTGGCAGTATCTCTGCCTCGGATATCATTGCTAACATAATTGACGATCCAAACGTAGTGTTTGAAGTCCAAGCAGATGACACCTTCCCGGTGGCAGATCTGTTCGGTAACTTTGACATTGTTGACGGTTCACCAGTTGGCGATACAGCATCTGGAAGATCAAATCTAGAGCTTGATGTAACTACCGGTAATACTACCGCGACTTTACCTCTCAAAGCACTTGATGTCTCCCAGGATCCCGATAACTCAGACGTAGCGTCTGCCAACACCAATGTACTATGTGTGATTCAAAACCACATAATGGGACAGAAAGGTGCTGGTTTAGCATAAGGTAGGTAAATAATGGCAATATCAAGAGCTCAATTAGCTAAAGAACTAGAGCCAGGGTTAAACTCTTTATTCGGCTTATCTTACGATGAGTACAACCGTGAATATGAAGAAATTTTCAACATTGAAGATTCTTCTAGAGCGTTCGAAGAAGAGGTCCTAATCACTGGATTCGGTTCTGCACCAACTAAAACTGAAGGACAAGGAGTAGTTTTCGACAACGCTACTGAAAGTTACAGTGCTAGATACACCCACGATACAGTGGCACTAGCATTTGCACTTACAGAAGAAGCTGTAGAAGATAATCTCTATGACTCTTTAGGTAAAAGATATGTTAAAGCACTCGCAAGATCTATGGCTAACACCAAAGAAGTAAAAGGCGCAGATGTTTTAAATAACGCTTTCTCTAGTAGTTTTACTGGAGGAGACGGTAAATCTCTAATAGCAACAGATCACCCTCTAGCGGGCGGTGGTTCAGCGGCTAACAGAGCATCATCAATGGCGGATCTTAATGAAACTTCATTAGAAGATGCTTTGATTGACATATCTAACTTCACAGATGACAAAGGACTAACAATCTCTGTTCAAGCTGACAAATTAATTGTTCCTAGTGAACTAGTATTTGTTGCTGACAGAATTCTTAATTCTTCGCAAAGATCTGGCACTGCTGATAATGATATCAACGCAATAGCTAACACAGGTGTTTTACCTGGTGGTTATTCTGTTAATCATTACTTAACAGATCCAGATGCTTTCTTCATCTTGACTTCTGTAACATCACAAGGCGATGGCCTTAAAATGTTCCAAAGAACTGGCATGGAAACTTCCATGGAACCAGATTTCTCTACTGGGAACATTCGTTACAAAGCACGTGAAAGATATAGCTTCGGTTTCTCTGATTGGAGAGGAGTCTACGGCTCACAAGGCGCATAAATTGAACGATTAGAAATACCGTTTATTACTCAAGTATTTCAAATTAAGGGCCTCAAAAGGGCCCTTTTTTTTGACCTAAAATAAAAGCAGCCTAACTTTAGTTGCTAATCCTAAGTCCTAGTAGTATCATTTTACTACTAGGATTTTTTTTAACTTGTTTTATCGACTGACCTAGCAGACAAGCCAAGACGATAAGACTTATTTCCGGGAGGAAATTATGGCAAATACAACATTTAATGGCCCAGTTAGGTCTGAAGGCGGTTTTGAACAAATTAGCATTGCAGCAAAAACTGGAACAGTAACAACTAATTTTGATATAGACTCAAGCGGTAATATTACTGACGTAGGATCAATTGCATCTGACGGTGCTATTTCTACTACAAGCACTATTGTAGGTAGACAAAAAGTTGATACAACTTTTAATGCAGCTGGAGCAGCTTCAGCTACTCTAACAGCAGCTCAATCGGGAACTTTGTTTTTGATTAATGGTGCAGCAAATAATGTAATTACTTTACCTACTGTATCTACTGGAAATGTAGGAGTTCATTATGACTTTCAACTTACAGTAGCCGTTGGTGGCAGTGT